ATGCCTGGAGTGGACGGCTGGACACGACACTCCTGACGCTAGGGACTTCGGGGAGTTCGTCGGAGCGACGACACACAGCATCGGGAACAAAAACTAATGACGTACCAGGTTCTGAGTCTGTGTGACAGGACCGGGAACATGGTGCGGCCCTGGGCGCGGGCGGGATACCGCTGCCTGTGCCTTGATCTTGCCCACAGCATCCGGTCAGACCGGGTGGAGGAGGTGGGCGGGGGGTCGATAGTCTACCGCTGGTCGGATGTCCGGGCGGTGACACCGGGGGGCCTGGAAGCGGACCCGGTGGTGGCGTTTGCGTTTCCTCCATGCACCAACCTGGCTGTGAGCGGGGCGAGAGATTTCTCTCGCAAGGGGATGCGGGGTTTGATCGACGGCCTGGAGTTGGTCGAGGCATGCCGGATGATCTGCGAGTGGTGGGGAGTGCCCTGGATGCTGGAGAATCCTGTATCGAGACTGTCCACCTGCTGGCGCAAACCGGACCATATATTTCAGCCATGGCAGTACGGAGAAAACTACACGAAGCGGACGTGCCTGTGGACGGGTGGAGGATTTGTGATGCCGCCGCCGACCGTGGACCAGGAACCGGGAGACGTGCAGCAGACAATCTGGAAGATGTCGCCAGGACCCGACCGGGCAGACAGACGTGCCGAGACTCCGGAGGGATTTGCCAGGGCCGTATTTGATGCGCAGGATCATGGAGATGGAACGTGCAAAGACTGACAGTGGTTCTCCCGCTGCCGCCGAAGGAACTCTCGCCCAACGCCCGAGTACACTGGGGTCGCAAGGCGAGGATGAGTAAGCGTTACAAGTTGGCGGCGATGGCGGCGACGGACGGGGCACTGGTGGAGGCGGGTAGACCGGAAGGAATGTGGGATGCGGCCCAACTCAAGGTCTGCCTCTACAACCGGACGGCGCACCGCCGGGACGGCGACAACCTCATCGCCTCGATGAAGTCTGCCTTCGATGGCATTGCCATCAGCCTGGGCGTGGACGACGCACACTGGGTCCATCTCCCCCCGGTCCAGGAAAAGGATGCCAAGGATCCACGGGTCGAGGTGCTGATTCTCTACTTGCCCAAGACCAGGTGATCCAGCGAAACGGCGAGGGTCTCTGCCACGGCGGCTGCCGTCTCCAGTGACATCATGTGGTTTCCTCGCTCCCAATCGCTGACGTGACCCTGCGTGGAGTTGATCAGGCTGGCGAGGGTGGCCTGGCTCATGGCGAGCCGCCGCCGCTCCGTGCGGACCCTCAGTCCGATCTGTTTGGGGTCGAGCGGCATGGATGTTAGAATTGAAAAAGACGGGTGGCAGTCCCTTGCCACCCTTGGCGGGCAAGGATTGCGCGTCCTGCTGATTGCCCACCCAAGGCACTTTACACAAGGATGGAGTCATGGTCGAGATTAATGGGAACCACCCGGTATGGGGTATCGCAAGGATGGCGGTGTTCTTCATCTGCCTGACTGTGTTTCTGTACCTGAATGCAACGAACTTTGATCGTGGAGAGGTCACCACCATCCTCGAATTGCTCCTGGTTGTCGGAGGATTCGAGGCCATCAGGCACAAGGTGAAAAACGGCGGGGAATCCGGTTGATGGTATATCCTTATCGAGGTATGCTTTCAGCCATGCGTCTGCTGATTGCCAGCCTGTGCTTTGCATCGGTCGTGGCAGCGGAGGAGGGAGATCACCCCTCCGCTGCCCGCCGTGCCACGGTGAAGGTCGCCGGTTGCGGCGGCACGATGATCATCCGATTCGGCACAAAGTCTTTCGGAGTGACGGCTGCCCACTGCGTCGGAAAGGTCGGCACGATCTGCCCGGTTCGCATCGGTGACAAGACGACAGGTGGTCGAATCGAGGCGGTCGACAGCGACAAGGATCTGGCGATCTTTTCAGTCTGGTCAAAGGACGTGGTCGGCGTCGTGAAAGTTGCGACGGTTGGACCGGGTGAGGGTCGGGTATTTACGATCAACAGCAGGGGCGAGTTTGATCTGAAGGTCGAGTCCGATTCGGCCAGTCGGTACGACGTGATTGAACGTCGGTTCATCCTTCGCCGGGTGTTCAAGGTGAGGAAGGGCAAGTGCAGGAACGGCGATTCCGGGTCGGGCGTGTTCCGGGGTGACCAGTTGATCGGGGTCGTCACTCACGGGGGCGTGAAGGACACCGAACAGTTGATGACCGCGCCACATGCGGACATGATCAAGTTCCTGGCGGCGCACAACGTGATACCCGGTGATGCCCCTCCGTCCGAGGATTGGGGTGACCGGGATCGAACCAGGGAGATCCTGGAGATCAAGCGTCGGCTGGCAGACTTGGAAAACAAGGAGCCACCCGCGCCGGGCAGGGATGGGAAACCGGGCGAGCGGGGGCCATCCGGTGACCTCGGCCCGGCCGGCGGCTCCGGCCAGCCTGGCCCTCCCGGTCCACCTGGAAACAGTCCGGACATCGACCCGCTGCTGAAGAGGATCAAGTCTCTCGAAGAATGGAAACGAAACTTCCGGGCCATCGTTCGAGTCCGGGTAACACCAAGGGAGTAAGACATGGCGAGTACAGTGGATTTGCAATCGTTGCTGGAAGCGGCTGCCGGTGAGCGGATCGGGCGATCATCCGACTCAAATGTAGTTACGCTGACCCTGATCGACCGCGCGTACACCAAGGTTTTGGTTGAGCCGGACGTGATGGAGGCGGCTGCTGCTCGTCAGTTGATGATGCGTGAATCGCCCATCGGCAGCGCGTAATGCTGACGACGGTGGAGCAGCGAGCCGAAGCGAGGCGGCTCGTGGATTTGAATGCGCGTGGCCGACTGGTCGAGTCGGTCGCGCTCGCTCTCCGCATTGGCGAGGATCAGGAAGCGGCCATGTCGGACCTCGTCCGCCTGGACCGGGAGATGGTGGAGTGGATCAGTGCGGGACTCGGTGAAGTCGATCTACGAATCGGGGGCGAAGGCTAGGTCGTTGATGACCAACGTCTGGTCTCACGACATTGCCGAGAGGATGAAGATCCGGAGGAAGGTGATGGCAAAGGACTGCGGTCTCGGAGACATCGATGTCGGGACGTACCCGAGTAACCCGGCGACGATCATCCACCAGTCGTCGATCCTGCCGCTGCTGGCTGGACTGGGGATCCTGGGGGGAGGGCTGGCCGGGGGCCTGGGGTTGTCCGGTCTCCTGGACAGGCCGGTCGCCCCGCCCCCTGCCGTGCGCTCCGTTCCTGTGGAGTTCGATCTTGAAATCATCGGGGTCGACCAGGGGATCGAGGCCAGCGTCGTCGAGTGATGGACCCGCCCGCAGCGACAGCGCATGAGCCGGCGTGGTCGAAGTACCTGTCCTGGAAGTGGAACGGCGAGGCCGAACACCGGACTGTCGACGGTAGCCGGGTCGACGTACTGACCGACGACATGGCATGGGAAGTCGAGTGGTGCAAGAAGTGGAAAGAGTCCATCGGACAGGCGTTGTTCTATGGGGTCGTGACCGGTCGCAAACCAGGGGTCGTGCTGCTGCTGCGGCGGAAGCCAAGTGAGGCGGTGTATTTCCTTCGGGCGGCAATCGCCTGTCGCGAGGCGGGAATCGAGTTGCGGACGTGGACTACACGTTAAAAGGGGCGAGGCCGGGAGCGGCTGGAGTCCACTCAACCGGCCTCGAACGGGGTCCGTTACCTCCCCGCTGCCCCATCTACCATCCCCGGTCTCTCGACCAGTTGGCCAGGACATCGGCAATCATAGCAACGTAAACCAGGATCACTACAGTCGTCATTGATCGTCCTCCTGTGCCTGTTGCAGTCGGTCGACCTCGTCCACCAGCCACCGACAGGCGTCGAGGAGAAACAGCGGAGATGTCGTCGAACCTCCCAGGTGCGACCGGATGGCATCCAGCCGATCCTCCTCGGCAACGTCGTGCAGGGTTTCGTATGGCATCACTCGTCCCCCTGGTTGTAAATCTCGGTCAGCATTGACGTGGCATGGTTCTTGACGTTCTCGACGTTTTCCAACTGCGCGCGGTGCGAATCAATTGCGCCGTTCCAGGAAGTGAAATCGTGGTAGTCGCGCTGATGGGGTGTCGCCTGACACAATGCCTTCTCCAGATCGACCGTCTGATTCAGGACATCGGTCCACAGATCCAGCAGTGTCGACTTGGCGGATCCGTTGAGGTTGATGACCGGAACGCCGAGTTCCTGCCGTTCTGAGATCATCTCCAGGATCCACGCGGCGCGGTCGTGTTCGCCACGGTTCGTCGAGACCAGTTGTTCCTCCCGCATTTCCTCCACCGTGGCGTGGCAAAGGTAATTGCGGAGGTTCTGCCGATGCTGTCGTTTGATGCCATTGTGGACGGCGTGTTGTTGATGCTCTTGAATCGAAAATGTCATCGTGTTTCTCCAGGGTAAACGGGGGTTAGTTGGTAGCCTTGTCGATTGCGGCCTGCGCAGCGTCCCATCGGTCAGCGGCGTCGTCCGGTCCCTCTCGACCGTCAATGTGTCTCTCGAACATATCGACCATCGATTCCAGTGCGGCCAGTAGGTCCGGTGCGGCGGAGATTAGCCTAGCGTTTTTGTAATTCTCGGCACTTACGAACGGATGATCGCTGCGTCCGCAATTGGCGACGGTTCGGTTTTTTGTGTCCACAATGATCCCTGCTGCCATCGCTGAATGCAGCCATGGTCCAGAAGTGTGTGTGCGTTCAGTCATCGGTCGTGTTCTCCAGGTAAACGGGTTAGATGAATTGTGACAGCACTTGTCGCGGGGCACGGTTGTCGTCGTACCACTGTTGCGACAATTCGTTGTATTCGTTTCGCTCAGTGGCAGACAGCAGAGATGGGTCGAAACCATCCCTGGTCGTGGCCTTGTCAATCAATTCTCGCAGTCTCCGCATGGTCGAGTCTCCAGGTAAACGGGAAGGAGCGCACCGTCATGGAGCGCAGGGTCATGGTCAACGGTTGGTCACCAGCAAAAGCAAAACGGGTTTTCTCGTGAGCGTGAATGATGGTAGGTCATGGGTTCTCGATTTGCAAACGTCAAACCGTTGTTTTACCTGGATTCCCGCAATTCATGCGGTTTGCTGTTTGTCCGGGTTCGGTTTGCATGGTTTGGGGCGGTTCAGGATCGCCCGTAATCGATTAGGATTGCATTGTGTGGGGTTTGCATCGGATCCGGAAACCGGACCCCGTAGAATCGATCCACGGGGTCCGGTCGACCCGACACCCACTAGTTGCGGTTTAATTCTCTCTGCAAATCGGACACGGCAGCATCGTAGGAAATCCGGTAGGGGTTTCCTTGTGAGAAATCGACTATTCCCGAATCGGGGTCAATCCCATCGAATTTACAGGCCAAATCCCAACTATGCCGGATTACCGCGCGCAATTGCTCCAGGCGGTTTCGCCTAACAACGTGTTTTTCGTATATGCGCCGAAAACGTTGTTCTTTCTGACCGGCGCGATCCTTGTGTCTGTACTTCATTTGTCTCATTCTCCAGGGTTACAGGGAACGGGTTACCGATAGCATGCACGGCCCCCACACAATGCATGCCGTCGGGAACCCGAATCAGTATCCCAGGATCGGCAATTGAAGGGACCAGGGCTCAGGATCGACAACAAAGCCACTGCAATCGGGTTTGGCTTTCCCCTTGGCATACAAGCCAACAACCGATCCCGCGGGATCAAGGAATCGTAAGTCTGTCTGGTCACCATCGACAACCGGCGCGCCGAGAAACCACCTGGGAAAATCATGCTGTCGGAATACAACCGCCACTGTCCCGCCCGAGCGGATCACTTCCCTGCATTCGGGTTCGTTGATTTCTGACCGGGAAAACGTCAAATGGTAGTTTTCCGGGAATTGACCATCGGCCCAGCGCATCATTCGCGCGGGATCCTTTGTGTAATCGTAGAATTGGACATCGTCGAAATTGTCGAACAATTCCGGCCGGAGTCTTTCCCATGGCAGATCCGACGTGCCATTCAACCGAACGGATGGGAGTTTTCCGACGCGTTCGGTTTTCGACCGGAACTTGTCTAACTCAGATTCCAGGGTTTCCCAGTACCGGTCACGGTCATCGTAGAACAAATGGGTTCTGTCGATTCTTGCCGATTGGACCGTATGGGTTCTTCCGCGTCCTGCCGTAAATAGACATGCGGCGCGACAGCCGGCCGTTGCATGTGGGCAGACATTGCGCCCACTTGTCGATGCGGGTGCAAGATACTGGATTGCCGACAAGTAGCCGAGACCGGAATTGTCGGATTTGATGAGTTTGGGCGACGATGCACCCATAGTCAGAAGTGACATTGTGCGATTCTCCAGGGTAAAAACGGGTAAAAACGGGTTTCAGTCGAAAACGGGCGCAGTGTAAACGGATGGATAGTAGCCTGTTGTCCGATGGTTCAACAATTGCGCGAGAAGACCGTTAAGAACGACTAATTGCGCGACAGACAGACTGTCAGTGTCGCCGAGTAGCGCGTAAACGGTCATCCCCTCATCGGATGACAAGAATCCGTTCGCAACCGCCAACGTCTTGAGTTCCTGGAATCGGCAATACTCATCGACTCCAAACCCCAATTCCGGTTTTAGCGCGTCAACGCGCTCCGCGGTTGTCAAACCGTCTCCAATTCGCTTTTCAATGTGGCGCGATACAGACGCGACACTGTCCATGATGCGGTTTCCCATCGTGCAATTCTCCAGTAAAAACGGGTAAAAACGGGTGTCCGATGTCGCGCCCTGGAGTGTCAGGGCGCGTGACCGGAAACCGGTCTGGTCAGTCGAGCGGTTGTGGCGGAACGCCGGCAAGCCAAGCGATTGTCACCATTGTGACCAGTGTCAACCAGGCCTCCGCGTTGAAAAGCAACTCCATCGTGCAATTCTCCAGGATAACGGGAAAGACGGCAACCGATAGGGGGCGCGGGTTATCCAGTCCCGCGCCGCCCGTCGAATGCCGGCATTCAATCCACAAATCGATCCTTGTGGATCTCACCGATGGCAAACACGATGTCTGCAACGAACCAGGTGGAAAGACCAGCAATAAACAACCATCCGAGAACCAACGACATGTGTATCACTCCAGACTCCAGGCAACGGACACGGGGTGAGAAACGGATATCACCCCAACACCCAATTAGACGTGCAATCGGACCAAATATAACGCGCAAATCACTACAATTCTGCAATTTAGTGGAAAGTAGTCGCAAGGCATTGAAGGACAACGGGTTAGAAACCGGTATATTTTTCTCAATTGGATCGATTTGGGGTGATATCGGACGATATCGGGCGATCCTGGAGTGATTCGGGGTCGATTCCAGGGGGTGTTTTCGCGCGCTTTCGGTGGTGGCGAGTGGGATCGGTGGTGGTGAGATAAGCGAATTGACCAGGTGCCGGCCGTTCGACCCCTCGCGTGTGCGATGACCACCACCGACCAGACTGACCGGCCTAGGTGGACACCTCGCCCACCTGGTGGCTTGTTGGTGGCCAATTCCCGGTTTGCCGTCTCCAGGGGCTTAGGTGGCCACCTGGTCCGCCAATTCGACCCCTGGAACCCATCAATTGATTCCGATGCGTTCCCGGTAACCGGGGGGGATCCGATCCGCGACCCCCCCGCCCGACGAATGGGACTCCGGGGATAACCCCCGCTCGCCGCCATTCCATCCGGAATATCCCTATCTTCGTATATCGCATCGTACTGGCGACTCCCAGGCCATTCCGTGCCAATACCCCCTTCCGAGAACTTGGCGTCCTTTGAAGAGAATGGCGTTCTTTGTGTGAACCTCGAAGAAAACGTGGTCTTTGTCGCTTGATGTAAATATGACAATTATGTCTGTGTTCTGGTTGTTTTTTCTTGAGTCGGGGTACTGTTCTTGTACTCTTGTAGTTCCATGGAGGGGATTGGGATGGATTCGGAATTTATGGGTGCATTGCAGAGTCTGGAGGGGAGAGGTCCGTTGCGTGATCACCGGAAGGATGGTGTGAGCTTCGGTGGTGAGACGAGTGTCCGTGATGGGATGGAGTGGGTTGGTGAGAAGGTTGAGTTGATGCGTGAGCGATGGGAGCAGGGTCTGGATATCTGGACCGGGGAGCCTTCTGAGGAAGAGTGATGTCTGGTGTTTCAGTAAAACCGGAGTTCTACCGGACTCCTACCGAGGAGACTGCGGTTTTACTGCGGTCTCAGTTGCATGCCCAGGAGGTGTATTTCCTTCAGCGTGAGGAGGACTGGAAGTCTGACTTGCGGGAGAGCATGGATCGCGAGGAGCAATTCCGTGTCCGTCTCAGGGAATTGGACACGGAGGTGAATATCCGTGCGAATTCGCTGGCTGCGGGGCACAAGCTTGTTGCTTTGTCGGTGGAGGTTGAGCAGCACCGCCAGCGTGTTCAGGAGTTGGAGGGTGAGGTTCAGAGTCTGGTAGCACGCCTGGAGGAGGCGAATTCCGATGCGGTGAAGGTGCGACTGGCAGAAGTTGGCTGTGACTGGGCCGGTTGTTCCGACCACCGAAATGGTGCTTGGCGTTTCTGCAAGTTGCACCTGGATGCGGCGAGGAAGGAATTGGTGGATGGTGGCTACCTCCAGTCGGTTCCATGGCGAGGTGGTGGCAAGCGGACTCCCGAGATGATGGAGGATGTCTACGAGACGAAGAATGGACCTATGGAGTGAGTGATGATCCGTGAGAGGATTGTTGACGAGTATTTGGAGTCCCGACCCGATCCGCCCCGTCATTGCCCGTTTTGCGGCACTTATTGGCAGGGACCGTATATCGATGTCGTTGAGAAGGATGTCGACCCACTGGGAATTGTTCCTGATCTCTCCGGCGAAACGGTGTGGGTTGTGACGTGTTACCAGTGTGCATTTGATGGTCCGTGGGGTCACGACCGGCAGGAGGCCATCGACAAATGGAACGTGAGAAAGCAAGACCAGCACCGACTTGCTGTTTCCCGGTCTTACCGGCAGGACAAGAAAGCGTAGTGAGTGATGAGTGTCCGTGAGTACCACGTTCTGAATCTGGGTGCTGGCGTTCAGTCGACGACGTTGTATTTGATGGGTATGCACGGTGAGTTGGAGCGGAATTTCGACGTGGCAATCTTCGCCGATCCCGGCGACGAACCGGAAGCGGTCTACAAGCACCTGTCCTGGTTGGAGTCGTTGAACGGGCCGAAGATCATTCGCGCGTCTGCCGGTTGTCTTGGCGACGATCTAAAGACCGGCAAGAACGGGGAAGGCAGACGGTTCGCTTCGATTCCAGCATTCACCGCGAAGAACGAAGGCGTTCCTCTGGGTATGGTCCGCCGTCATTGTACGGCGGAATACAAAATAGAAGTCATCACCAAGGCAATCCGCCAGGACATTGTCGGTCTCAAACCGCGTCAACGAATGCCGAAGGGTGTACACGTTCACCAGTACGTCGGGTTCTCGTATGACGAACCAGGAAGGGCCGCGCGAATGCGGGGGCGTTTCAATTCTATCCCGTGGGCGTCGTGCCACTTCCCGTTGATTGACGAAGTCATGAAGCGGGGCGACTGTTTGCGATGGCTGGACGATCACGGCGTCCCGCATGAAACGCCGCGATCTGCTTGTGTGTTTTGTCCGTTCCATTCAAACGACGAATGGCGGCGGGTAAAGGCAAACCCGGCGGACTGGGAACGCGCGTGCGAAGTTGACGATTCTTTGCGAGTCGAAGGCAGCATCGCAAACCGCGGATTACATTCGCGGTTGTACGTTCACAAATCGTGCCGTCCATTGCGGGACGTGGACCTGGACGACAACCAGCTGTCGTTGTTTGACATGGAATGCGAGGGCGGTTGTGGACTGTAGAAAAGGAGAAAAGGCATGGAAGCCTACCTGGGGTTTTTGTTCATTGTGTGCGGATTTGCTGTTCTGGCTTCTGCGATGATTGATCTGGCTGGCGGTTGGCGAGATGAGGATTGATGTCATCAACAGCCCCAAGCGGCCGTATTCCGACAGGCTTATTTCGATCAGGCGTCGTCGCCACGAGATCATGCCCAATGACGTGCTGTGGCTGATACATGAGGTCGAGAGCCTGCGTGACCGACTGGAGTCTTCTGAGAAGAGTCTCAGGGCTGCACTGGATGGGTTGCGGAGGCACAGGGACTGATGAAACCGAGACCGTGCCCGGAATGTGGAAAACCCCCACAGATCATGGAGAGGGTTCACGACCCGAAGCATGACGTGCATATGGGTGCTGTGACTTGCCCTCACTGCCTGATCACGGCCCTGGGGGATACGACACAGATGGCGATAGATGCTTGGGAACTTACCTGTGACGAATTGGAGGAGGGGAAGTGATGACAGACTTTGGTGACGCTTTAGGTAGGAATATCTTTGAGGCCATTCAGGGTGGCGTGTCTAAGGCACTTCAGGAAGACCCTGAATTCAGAGACCTATTGGCCAAGGCAATTGAGACGGGGTGCAGGGACGCATTTCTCAATCAAGTTGGCTTCGGAGAATTCGTCCAGATGTCGATTTCTGACGGAGTCAAAGAAGCGTTCCTTGAGAGAGCGGAGGGGAAGTGATGACGAGTGAGTGGGAATTGCTGCCATGCCCGTTCTGCGGGGAGCAGCCGGAGTGGAAGAGGTCCACGTCCGAGGATGATTCGGGGAAGACGGTGGTGCATCATCGGTTGGCCTGTCTCGACAGGCGCACCAGGTGTCACACCAGGTGGTACACTGACGAAACACGCGCCGTCGGTGCATGGAACGGGAGAGACAAAGATGATGACCAAGGATGAGTTCTGGGAGCATCTGAAGTCCGAGGGGATGATGAAGGAATTCAAGGCGTCGAGGGTGGCCTACGAGGAGGCCGGTCTTTCCTCCAAGGATGCCTGGACCGCCGCCGCCAACGAACTCGGCTACGGGGGGACGGCCAGCACCAATCCTTCCAAGAAGGTGAAATCTGATCTCCCGAAGAAGAAGGAAAAGCCCAGGGTCAGCAAGGACCAATTCCAGGGAAAGTCGGCCAGTCTCCGTGCCGAGTTCCAGTGGGTCTACGAAAGTGTTGCGGTCGATGACGTAAATCCGGAAGATGCACCGAGTTCTGGAGCATGGGGACTGTTGGAGTTTGCCAGGAGCGATCCAAGGACTTTCTATTCCCGGTGGTTGGAGATGGCATCCAAGGCCGAGGACAGGGACTTGGTGATGGAAGGATTCCGAGAGGATGCCCGTCGCGCCACTTCTGAAATCGCGGAAATGCTCGAATCCATCCAGTCTGCCGTTGTACAGCAAGGTTCCCAAGGGGTTGCAGGAGAACTTGCAGTACCGGCAGGAGGTGCTGAAGAGAGCGGGTTCTGACAGGAATCTGCAACGGGAATTGTGGATCGCTTGCAGCAGGGACATTCTCTACTGGGTGAATGTCTTCGGTTGGACGTATGACCCCCGGAAGATCTCTTCGGGGATGACGCCCAAGTTGCCGTTCATCACCTGGGAATACCAGGACGAGGCTTTCCTGGCCCTCGATGAGTCCGTCGGACAGACCGATGTCCTGATCGAGAAGAGCCGGGATATGGGAGCGAGTTGGATCTGCCTGACGCTGTTCACATGGCGTTGGCTGTTCCGGCCCATGGAAAGCTACCTGATGGTTTCCCGCAAGGAATCCCTCGTGGATGGCTCCGGGGACTCCCTGTTCTCCCACGTCGATTTCATCCTCAAGGGATTGCCGGAATGGATGCGGCCCAATTTCAGAAGAAACAAGTTGAAATTGATCAACCTTGAGAACGGCTCGAAGATGGAGGGGGAGAGTACCACCGACAACATCGGTCGTGGTGGCAGACGGACGGCGATGCTGGTCGACGAGTTCGCCGCCTTCGAGCAGGGTGGCTGGGATGTTCTCAGCGCGACTGCGGACAACACCAATACCCGGATCTTCAACAGCACTCCCTCCGGTACGGCCAATGCGTTCCATGCCCAGAGACAGGCGGGAACTCCCCGGTTGCGTTTCCACTGGTCAGAGCATCCCGAGAAGTCCTACGGACTGTACGAGGACGAGGACGGGAAACAGAGATCCCCGTGGTACGACCGGGAATGCGTCCGCCGGGCACACGCCGTGGAGATCGCCACGCAGTTGGATATCGATTACCAGGGAAGTGATTACCCGTATTTCGATCCCGACACTCTTCGGTCACTGATGAAGGAGTACTGCTGTCCCCCGCTTTACCAGGGGACACTGCATATCGAGCCGGGAAATGAGGGACGGTTCGAGGATGACGGCGAGGGATTCCTGAAGATCTGGTGCAGTCTTGACGAGGAGGATCTTCCCCGTGCCGACT